TTACTGTAATCATAGGACTAGATAAAAACGGCTCGGTTTGTTACTTTGAGCGTTTTCAAAAGGATTGGAGACAGACAAAGCAAGTTATTAACAACCTACCCAAAATACCGATGTTAATAGATTCTACTGGTGCGGGAGACCCAATCTTTGAGGACTTACAAAGGGATGGTTTAAATGTATCGGGGTTTAAGTTTAGTTCTACTTCAAAGCAGCAACTAATGGAAGGTTTGGCTTCGGCTATTCAACAAAGAAAGATAACATTCCCACAAGGACACATAACCGAGGAATTGGAAATCTTTGAATATCAATACACCGCTACTGGGGTAAGGTACTCAGCACCACAAGGCTTTCACGATGACTGCGTCATAGCTTTGGGATTGGCTTGGCAACACTACACACGAAATTCAGTACAAGGCAAGTATTCATTCGCTTGAACAAACTGAAGGGTTTTTCTATTTAAGGGTATGACTTGGAAAGACCTTAACGTATTTCAATGGCAGCAACTAAATGACCTTTTCCTAAAAAGTAAAGATGCTACCGATTTAGATTTAGCAATAAGTGCTGCTTCTATTTGTACCGGCTTAACGGAACACGAAATTGATTCTTTGCCTGTAAGCGATTTACAGCCTCTTCTAAAGGCTATTTCTTTTATCCACGAAGAACTCAAGCCACAACCCGAAAGGTTCATAAAACTCAAAGGAAAGCGTTACAAGTGTATTTACGATGTACGCAAGATTCCTGCTGCTCGTTACATAGAAACTAAGCACTTCGGAAAAGATGTCAATGCTAACCTTCATAGAATAGCAGCTTGTATGGTTATGCCGATGAAGAAAACTTTATTCGGTTGGAAAGTCATTAAGTACGATGCCAGTAAGCACGAACAATACTCGCAAGATATTTTAGAAGCACCTATAACGCAAGTCCTCGGAAGCGTGGTTTTTTTTTATCAAGTTTACAGAAATTGGATAAAGAGTTCGAAGGATTATTTAATTCGGGAGATGATGGAGAACAAACTAACGAGATATCAAGCCGAGGCGGTTCATCAATCTTTATGCAGTATTATGGATGGATATACCAAACCGAATTGGTTGCTGCATTCGAAAGAATCACGCTTGAAGAGGCTTATGAGTTACCTACGCTCCAATTCCTTAATAACTTGGCATATCTTAAATCGAAAAGCGAATACGAAGCAGAGCAGTTAAAACAAGCGTATGCCAAAAAGCATTAAACAATTACAAGATGAATTGCTATCTAGTGGGCTATTAGATAGGTTAGCTTCTAGTAGAACGAATTTTGCTGAATTGAATCAATTGCCAATTCTTGAACAATATATTATTCTTTCTGCCTCTAACTTTATTCTAAAGGTAAAAGAGAATATCGAAGTTTTAGGAATTTCTGATACCGGTGCTTTAAGCGATGATATTAGTTCTGGAGAACTCGTAAAAGAATCAAATGGCTATTCAATTGAAGTAGGATATCCAAGTGGTTCAAAAGCTGCAAAATATTATGACTTTGTAAACAAAGGAGTTAAGGGTGTTAAAAGTGGAACACCAAATTCTCCTTATGCATTTAAGAATATTAGAGTAGGTAGGGCGATGTTACAAAATATTAAATCGTGGGTAGATAGAAACGGAATACGAACAAACGAAGTAGCAATAACGAGGAGACAAGCAAGAAGGCAATCGCTATCTAATATGTCTAACGAAAGCACAAGAAGGAAAAGTTTAGCTTATGCGGTAGCGGTAGGTATTAAGAAAAAAGGATTAAGAAAAACAGGATTCTTTGATAATGCAATAGATTCTTATTTCGGTAATGACTTCACTTCTGGTATAGCAAAAGTAATAGGACAAGATATAAAAGTAATAATTCGACAAAATGGCAATACTAATCAATAGTTCCCCAGATATTTATTCAAGCCTTCACGCTCCGTTGTGGTATGTGGTAGGTTCAAATAATAACTTGCAAACAAACTTTAAATATGTTTGTGATGTTTATGTAGGCGGTAATCTTGTGACAAGGTTAAAATCATATCCACAACCGGTATCAACAAAAGGTATTTTTAATGTATCTCCAATAATTAGAAACTATTGGGCATCGTATTTTAAACCTAATATAACAATACCTTCTACATTTTCTTATACAGGTTCAGATGTTTATGTAGATTTCGAAATTAAATTCGGGGAAGAATACGATGGCACTACTTATACAAATTTAGCTACAAGTACAAAGAGAGCATATAATTATGTTCAAGATTATCTTTATACTCCGACAAGTCCGATGTATCTTACTCCGTTAGAGTACGAAACTCAATACCAGGGTAATTTTATTTCAAATAGAGATTTTTCAAATATCTACTTTAACAAAGAAAGATTACAAACCGGTTATTTATTCCTTTCGTTTTTATCCGATGCAGAGAATACAACAAAGTCACACTCTGTTGATGTATCGGTTTACAACGGAAGTACAACAACAAACTACACAGGAGCAGGGGTAAGTTTTAAGGACTTTGCTTTATTAGATATTTCGCCAAGAGCAATAAATGCTTATCTCGCTACAACTGCAATATCTTCTACTACTGTTTACTATGATGTTAAAGTAAAGATTGCTGGTACTTTAAAAAACACCGCAAGGATTTATTTAAATTGTACGCAAAATGATGTAGTTACTTTACACTTCTTAAATGCTCTTGGTGGTTACGATAGTATAGATTTTACCGCAGTAAACAGACAAACTAGAAACATAGAAAAGAGTTCATTTGAAGGGTTTGAGTATGGTTATAATGATGGAGTATTTGATGCATCAATGAGTAGAGCAAATTCTTATGGTGTTTTGTATGGTGGTTATAATCAATTTGCTACTAGACAAAAATTGACATATAAGTTAATCTCTGATTGGTTAAGTTATGTAGATTATTTGTGGGTTAAACAATTAACTGCTTCTCCAGAAGTATATCTCGAAAGAGGAAATAATTTCCTTCCTATTCAGATAAGCACAAATACTTGGACAGAGAAAAAGCGTTACGCAGATAAGACCTATAATTTAGAACTTGACATTGAAATAAGCAATAATATAAACTCTCAATTCAGATGATAACTGAAATCTATATTGAAGATACTAGGTTAGATTTAAGCAAAGATTTATCATCGGAGTTCACGTATGCTATTGATGATATACAAGATTTTGCTTCACGAAATACTAACTTTTCTAAAACAATAATCCTACCCGGTAATGCAGTCAATAACAAAATATTCGGACATACTTTTGAGTTCACATCAAGCAACTTCTACAACCCTTCAGCAGATAATGTGGGTTACAACTTTAACGCAGCCAAAGCAGCAAGTTGTGTTATATATGTAGACAAGATTCAAGTATTTAAAGGCATTATAAGGCTTTTAGAGATAACCATTGACAGAGGAACAATAGAATACGAGTGTGCGGTTTTCGGTGAATTAGGCGGTTTTATTACGGCTTTAAATAATCTAAAACTTGAAAATTTAGATTTTAGCAGCTATAACCACCAATGGAGTTATAATAATATTGTAAATTCTTGGCAACAAGCATCTGGAACAACGGCATCGGGAATGGGGTATTATTACCCACTTATTGATTATGGTCAAGTTTCACACCCAGATAATAACCACCCTAAACGAAGTTGGTCATATAAAGCATTGAGACCTGCTTTATTTGTTAGGGAATATTTAGATAAGATTATTACTAATTCTGGTTATACTTGGGAAGGGGATTTTTTAAATTCAAACTTATTTAAAAGATTAATAATTCCTAATAATCAAAAATCATTCTCAAGATTAAAAAACTACAATTTCCAACGTAGAAACTCAAGTTATACGTTTACGGAATTAGATGGAACTTCTAAATTATTTCCCTTACCTACTTCTGAATTAACACAAAACTATACACCAAACGGAGCATTTACGCAATTTACATATACAGGTACAAGTTTTTCTGGACAATACGAAACAGATATTAGATTAAGTTGGCAAAAGAATAGTTCTATCCCTTTTCATTTTGACGTATTAGTAAACGGAACTGTTATTGGTACGCATAGTTGGGAAAGTTCATCCTCTAGTACACCAATTGTCTTTGAATTAAAAGTTACCGGAAATATTACTTTAAATACAAATGATATAGTTTCTTTTAGATTTAGGCAAGATGTAGCAAGTGATTTTGAATTAATTGTTCAAGTAGGGCAAGGATTAGTTAAGATTCAAACACCTGGTTTAATTCCTGTTGATTTTGTTATTGGCGATATGCTTGAGGTTAATCAATCTGTACCAAAAGGAATATTTCAAAGGGATTTTATTTCTTCTATTATTAAAATGTTTAACCTTTATATTGTAGAAGATACAACAAGAGATAAGCATTTAAAGATTATTCCGTTTATAGATTTCTACACTACTACTGCTAACTTCTTACAAGTTAATGACCTTGAAGAAGAACTTTTGGTTGATAATACAGACCTTCTTTTATTAGATGATTACTCTGCCTCACATTTAGATTGGACTGCAAAAGTAGATAGAAAGAAGGCTTTTAAATTAAAGCCGATGTCTGAACTAAACGGAAGATTCTTTGAGTTTAAATACAAGAGTGATGCTGATTATTACAATGAGGATTATTCAAAACATTATGCTCAAGGTTATGCTGACCATATTGAAGATACAGGATATGATTTTGCAACTGATAAACAAACTTCTGAAGTAATATTTTCAGCTACTCCTTTAGTCGGTTATTCTGGAGAGGATAAAGTATTCCCAACAATCTTTAAGTTATCTAATACTCAAAATACACAATCAGAAGACCCGGTAGACCATAACATTCGAATAATGCAAGTTCGCAAAGTTAATGATGTAACAACTTGGTTTATTAAAAATAACAATCAAAACATAGGTGCAGGTCTAACAAGTTATGGTTATGCAGGGCATTTAGATGACCCCGATGCTCCTACTTCTGATATTAACTTCGGTGTGCCAAAAGAACTATATTTTTCTTTGAGCGTTAGTTATCCTTCGGCTAATTTATTTAACGGATTCTGGAGTGATTACGTTGCAGAAATAACCGATAAGGATTCTAAACTTTTAATGTGCTATCTCTATTTAAAGATAACCGATATCTATGGTTTAGATTTCTCAAAGCTAATTTATATTGATGGTGCTTTGTGGAGATTAAATAAAGTTATTGATTACAACCCTACGAACCCCGAAAGTACTAAATGTGAATTTTTACGAGTAATTGAATTAACATACGAATAATGGCAAACGAAATAGTAGGTTTAAAAATACAAGTTGATGGTAGTGAAGCTACCAGGTCAGTCGGTTCTTTAAAACAACAATTAAGAGAAGCACAAGCCGATGTAACAAAACTATCTGACAAATTTGGTGCTACTTCTCAAGAAGCAGTAAATGCTGCAAAGAAGGCTGCCGATTTGAGAGATAGAATCGGTGATGCTAAAAGTTTAACAGATGCTTTTAACCCAGATGCTAAGTTCCGAGCATTTACTTCTACATTAAGCGGTGTTGCTGGTGGTTTTGCTGCCGTACAAGGTGCTTTAGGTTTGGTTGGAGTTGAAAGTGATAAAGTAGAAAAAACACTTTTAAAAGTTCAAAGTGCAATGGCGGTTTCTCAAGGTTTGCAAACTTTGGGAGAAAGTGTTGATTCCTTTAAACAACTAAGTGCGGTTATTCAAAGTACAACGATATTTCAGAAGGCTTATAACATTGCTACGATAGCAGCAGGAGCAATTCAAAGGGCATTCGGTGTTGCAGTTACTCAAACTTCATTAGCATTTAGAGCCTTGCGTGGTGCTATCCTTGCCACAGGAATAGGTGTTTTAGTTATTGGAATTGGTGTTTTAGTTGATAAGATTATAGATTGGACAAATAGAACTTCTGATGCTGAGAAGGCTCAAGAGAAACTTGCGTTATCTACTAAAAAAATGAACGGAGAAATTGATAATCAAATTTCCGTTCTTACTGCGTTAGGTGGAAAAGAAGAAGAGATTTATAGATTAAGATTACAACGTACAGATAATGAACTAAATGTTCTTCGTAATAAGTTGAAAACAACTGGTAAACTTAACGAAGAAGAGATGGCTGAATTTAGGAAATTAAAAACCGATAAAGAGGTTTTAGATATCCAAGAAGTAAACAGAATTAATAAACAACAAGAAGAAGAAACAAAAAAAAGACAAGAAGAAAATAAGAAAGTTGTAGATGATAGAAAAGCAAGAAATGAAGAAATAAAACAAGCAGATGCTGACCTACAACAAAGGACACAACAATTAAGTGATGAAATCTTTTTATCTGAAATAGAAGATGAAAAGGTTAAAGAAGAGATACGCATTGCAACACAATTTGAAAGAGACAAAGCTGAGATTGAAAAAAGTGTAGCAAGTGAAGAAGCTAAACAACAAGCATTACAAATACTAAGGCAGAAATATGATAATGAAAGAAAAGTAATAGCTGACCAACGTAGTGCTGAAGAGGTTGATGCTTTAACAAATAAACTTTTTGCAGAGGTTCAAACAGAGCAAGAGGCAAGTGATTTAAAGATTCAAAATTCATTTGATGAACTTGATGCAATTACAAACAACTTACTTGCAGAAGTAGATGCAGAAGAAAAAGCAAGTCAAGCAAAAAAAGAAATAGCTTTAGCAGAAGCTGAACTTAAAAAACAACAATTAAAAGAAGTTGGAAGTGCAATTCAAAATTTAACTGCTATTGTTGGAGAGGACACACTTGCAGGAAAGGCTTTAGGTGTTGCTACTGCTTTAATTAATACTTATCAAGGTGCTTCCGAAGCGTTAAAACAAAAATCTACTTTACCATCTCCGTTTGATGTTATTGCAAAGGTGGCTAACGTTGCAGCTATTGTTGCTACCGGTATAAAGACAGTAAGAGCAATTACTGCGGTAAAAGTTCCACCTGTTAAGGGTACAAAAGGCGGTTCGGGAAGTACACCATCAGTATCTTCAATATCTGGTTCTGCTCCTATTACACCTTCTGCACCATTGGTTAATACTCGTACTCAATTAGATTCTACTTCTATTCAGCAATTAGGTTCGGCAACAAATCGTTCCTATGTCCTTGAAAGTGATGTTACTAACTCACAAGAAAGAATCCGAAGAATCAATAGGGCTGCAAGATTAAGTTAAAATCTATTTATAGTTATGGAAAAACAATTACCAATATACCGATTAGATATAGTAGAGGATTTAGATTCAAATGTCGAAGTTGATTTTGTAGCCTTAGTGGATAGACCTGCAATTGAGAAATCATTTTTAGCCTTCCAAGATTCGTATTCTGATTATCCGGATTCCGTTAAAAACAACGCTAGAAAAGTTTTGGATTGGACAGAGGAAAACGGATGGGGGGATTGCGGAACACCGGTAGGTAAGCAAAGAGCAAATCAGTTAGCCAACGGAGAGCCTATTTCTTTTGAGACAATTAAAAGAATGTACTCTTACCTTTCAAGGCATTTAGTAGATTTAGAAAACTCTAAAGGCTATGAAGATGGTTGTGGCAAATTGATGTACGATGCGTGGGGTGGAAAGACCGCTTTAGGTTGGGCAGAGGCTAAGATTAATTCAATTGAGAAAAAGAAGTTTGCCATTCAAGATGAAGAAGAAAGGATTGTTTCTGGTGCTTTGATGTTAGCCGATACTCCTATTTATCGTAACGATTCCAATGGCGAATATTATGTTGTATTTACTAAAGACACTATTAAAAAGATTGCTCAAAAATATTTTAAGAAAGGTTACCAAAATAACGTAAATTTGATGCACGATTCCGGTCAAGTGATGGATGGGGTAACAATGTTCGAGAGTTGGATAGTAGATGAAAAGAGGGGTATTCATCCGATGAAAGGTTTTGAAGATGTTAAGGATGGCTCTTGGTTTGGTTCTTTTAAGGTGGACAATGATGAGGTTTGGGAGATGATTAAGGATGGCAAAGTGCAAGGGTTTTCGGTTGAAGGGATATTTAATTACAAAACCGATACCAAAGAAGAAAAGATGATGCAAGACATTATCAATATTCTAAAAGAGGTTTCATAGTTAGTTTTCATAGTTTTGTTTGAAGGGGGGTGTTTCTACACTCCCCTTTTTTTTCTAACGCTCCCATTTTTTTTCTAACGCTCTCCTTTTTTTTCTATTTGGTCACTTACATAAGTGTTTACTATTTATGGGTAAATTCTTTATGTCTCCACAAGAAGCATTATTAAAAATCAAGGCAATGTTCGCTGAAGCACAAGCTGCTCCAGAGGTTGCCGTAGCCAATTTCGCTGAATACGTTTTAGCGAGTGGTGTAAAAGTTATGGTTGATAAACTTGAGGTTGGCGGTAAGGTTACTCTTTTAGATGAGGCTGGGAACGAAGTTCCTGCTCCTGTCGGAGAGCATACTCTTGCTGATGGTTCTGTTATCGTTTTAGATGAGACAGGCACAATCCTTGAGATTAAAGTACCAGAAGTTGAAGTTGAAATCGAAGCACCCGAATCAGAAGTTGAATTAATGAAGAAGAAGGTAGCTGAAATGGAAGCACAAATCGAAGAGTTGAAGAGTTACAAGAAAGAGGCTGAAGTTAAAATGAGCGAGAACATTGCTCAAATGAACGATAAGTTCTCTAAGGCTATCTCTGAACTTACTGATGTAGTTATTGAACTTACTAAAACTCCTTCAGTTGCTCCTACACAACCTAAGCAATTCACAAAGCATTTCGAATCTAAAAACGATAAAATCTCTCGTTTTCTTTCTAATTACGCAAAATAAATTTTTAAAAACTTAAAATTTAATAACAATGGCTTTTGATGTTTCAGCATTAGCAAATTATACCAAAGAGAATGAAGCTCTATTGGTAACTTCTTCCGTACTCGGAAGCAAAACCGCTTCTTTGATTAAAAGTCAAGGAAACGTGATGGTAGGTGTAAAATCTGCCGAGACAATCAACATTATGGATACTGACGCTATCTTCCAAGCGGGTGGCTCTTGCGGATTCAACGCAAGTGGTTCAACTACTTTCACTCAGCGTACTGTAACTGTTGGTAAAATTAAAGTAAACGAATCTCTTTGCCCTAAAGACCTTGAAGCAAAATATTTGCAGAAGGCTTTACCAGAGGGAAGCCGTTACGATTCAATCGCTTTCGCTTCTGATTACACAGACAAGAAAGCTGCTCGTATCGCTGCACAACTTGAAACTGCTATCTGGCAAGGTTCAACTGGAAGTGCTAACGTAAACTTGAATAAGTTCCAAGGTTTGACTACCTTGATTGGTACTTCTGCCGTAGAAGCTAACAACGCAACTTATTATGGTGGTACTGCAACTGCAATCACAACTACTAACGTAGTAGCCATCTTCGATGCTCTTTACAAAGCAATCCCTGCAACTGTTGTTGCAAAAGATGATATGACTATTTGGTGCGGTCAAGATGTATTCCGTACTTACACAATCGCATTGAAGAACGCTAATATGTTCAACTATGCTTTCGATGGTAAGGCTGATAGCGAGTTCTTCTTACCCGGTACTCCAATCAAAGTTGTAGCTACTCCAGGTTTGAACGGAACAAATAAGATTTATGCTATCCGTTTGAGCAATATGTTCCTCGGTACAGACCTTCTGAATGAGGAAGAGCGTTTCGAACTTTTCTATGCTAAAGAGGCTGACCAAGTTCGTTTCGTAAGCGAGTTCAAGATGGGTGTGAACGTAGCCTTCTTGGATGAGATTGCTTCTTTCATTATCTAATTAAAAGGTGGGTAGCTTTAAGGGTTACCCACCATTAACTTTTAAAACTTAATAAAATGCCTTGTGCTTTAACTCAAGGGTACACACTCGATTGCAAAGATAGTTTAGGCGGTATCAAAGCTGTGTGGTTAATTAACCACGCAAACGTAACTGCGGTTACAGAGGCTTCTGGTATCGTTTCTACTATTACTAAAGCAGCGAATAAAGTATTCTACAAATATGAGTTAGTTAAGAATACAGGTTCTTTGACTGAAACAGTTACCGCTTCCGTAGAGAACGGAACTGTGTTTTATGCTCAAGAACTTTCTGTTGTTCTAAACAAACTCCAAGCAAATACTCGCAATGAGATATTGCTTCTCGCTCAAGCTACTCTGATGGCAGTAGTACAAGATGCTAACGATAAATATTGGTTGTTAGGTCGCGTTTCTGGATTAGATGTAACTGGTGGAACTGCAGCCACTGGAACTGCTCAAGGAGACCGTAATGGATACACACTAACTTTCACTGGTGGCGAAAAACAACTTGCTCCAGAGGTTGCAAGTGGTATTATCGCAGGTCTTACCGCATAAGGCTTTCGTGGTTCGTTATAGGTAGGTAGATTAGCCATCCCTTTGGGGGTGGCTTTTTCTTTATTGTAAAAATCCAAGATTTATCTATTTAGTAGTATGATATATTTAACAAAGGGTTCGACAAGTCAGATTATCCTTACTTTAAAGGAGAAGCAGACGTTATCAGCACCTAATTATTTATTCGTTTTTACGCATAGGGGAAGCAATATAGAGGTCAAATTTGTGATTCTAAATGCAGCCGATACTTCTAGTTTTAAGGATAGGTTTAATCAATTTTCGATAGTTACAAATACTTATTTCGGAACGCAAGATTCTGGAGAGTGGGAATATCAAATCTACGAGCAAACTTCTACAACGAATACCAACCCTGCTAATGCTACCGGATTAGTGGAAACTGGGATAATGAGGCTTAATGAATCTACTTCTTTTACATATACGAAACACCAACCAAATAACACATTTATAGTACGATGATGGATAATTTAGTGATATTAACATTTGCGGAAGCAAAGCAACCCGAATATCGGGAAAAGAAAGGGGTGGGATATATTGAGTTCGGAGATAAGAACGATTATCCCAATTACCTTTTAAGCCTTTACAATAAGAGTGCGAAACATAACGCTATTGTAAAAGGTAAGGTAAATTATATTACCGGTAACGGATGGGCAACAAAAGAGGAAGATGTTAAAGCCGAAGAGTTCATTAAGAATGCCAATCCTTACGAATCTCTAAATGATGTTACACGCAAAGTTTCAATTGATATTGAGGTTTTCGGTGGTGCTTACTTGGAGATTGTTTGGAGTAAAATAGGCGGTCAAATCGCTTCTATTTGTCATATAGATTACACCAAAGTACGTTCTAACAAGGATAACACTCA